TTAGAAGCAAAAATTAAGTTTAACAACTGGAAGAAAATATGAGCAACGGAACGAAAGTCGTTAAGAGAAATGGTAAAACTGAACCCCTTGATTTAAATAAACTCCACGTTATGGTGGAAGAAGCCTGTAAAGACCTAGCAGGTGTATCAGCATCTCAGGTAGAGATGCAATCGGGCATTCAATTCTATGATGGCATCACCACTGCAGAGATTCAGGAGATTCTGATTCGTTCTGCTTCTGACCTGATTGATCTGGATCACCCTAACTATCAATTCGTTGCCGCTCGTCTGCTTCTGTTTGCCCTCCGTAAGCAGTTGTTTGGTCGTATGCACGAATGCCCTACTGTAAAGCAGCACGTCCTTCGTGCCGTTGGTAGAGGTGTCTATGACGCAGAAATCCTTGACCTGTATACCGATGAAGAGTTTGATAAACTTGAGTCGTTTATTGATCATAGTCGTGACTATCTGTTTACTTACGCAGGTCTACGTCAAGTCGTTGATAAGTACCTCGTGCAGGACAGAAGTTCTAACGAACTTTATGAAACGCCACAGTTTATGTACCTTCTGATTGCGGCGACTATTTTTTCCAAGTATCCTAAAGAAACACGTTTAGATTACGTGAGGAAGTATTACGATGCAATCTCAAAGCACAAAATCAACATTCCTACGCCAATCATGGCAGGTGTTAGAACCCCACTTCGCCAATATGCAAGTTGCGTTCTTGTTGATGTTGATGACACCCTTGACAGTATCTTCAGCTCTGATATGGCAATTGGTCGCTATGTTGCTCAAAGAGCAGGAATTGGTATCAACGCAGGTCGAATCAGGGGTATCAACTCTAAAATCAGAGGTGGAGAAGTTCAGCATACAGGCGTTGTCCCTTTCCTCAAAAAGTTTGAGGCAACTGTCCGATGCTGTACTCAAAATGGCATCAGAGGTGGATCAGCAACTGTCCACTTTCCAATCTGGCACCAAGAAATAGAAGATATCTTGGTATTGAAAAATAATAAAGGAACCGAAGATAATCGTGTTCGTAAGTTAGACTACAGCATTCAAATCAGCAAACTGTTCTATGAACGATTCATCCGCAACGAAGAAATTTCTCTATTCTCTCCCCACGCCGTTCCTGGTCTGTATGATGCTTTTGGGACTGATGGATTTGACGAGTTATATGTTCGTTATGAACGAGATGAGTCTATTCCAAGAAAAACTATCGCTGCTCAAGAACTCTTTCTGGACCTCTTGAAGGAACGTGCAGAAACTGGTCGTGTTTATATTATGAATATTGACCACTGCAACTCTCACTCATCCTTTATGGATAAGGTTGAGATGAGTAATCTCTGTCAAGAAATTACTCTTCCCACCAAACCTATTCAGCATATTGACGACCCAAATGGTGAGATTGCTCTTTGCATTCTTTCTGCCGTAAACGTTGGTAAACTGAAGTCGGTTGAAGAACTGGAAACTCTTTGTGATCTTTCAGTCCGTTCTCTTGATGAACTGATCGACTTTCAAGGATACCCCGTCAGAGCGGCAGAAATCGCCACCAGAGCACGTCGTTCACTTGGTGTAGGGTTTATTGGTCTGGCACACTATCTTGCCAAGCACGGCGAGCATTATGACGATCCTGGTGCCTGGAAACTCGTACACGATCTGACTGAGGCATTCCAGTATTATCTAATTCAGGCGACTGTCAATCTTGCTAAAGAAAAGGGTGCATGTGAATATTCACAACGAACCAAGTATGGGCAAGGTATTCTTCCTATAGATACCTACAAGAAAGATGTAGACGAAATTGTACCTAACGAACTTAAGTATGATTGGGAGAGTCTTAGACAGCAGGTACTCCAATATGGGGTACGGAACTCAACACTGTCCGCACAGATGCCATCGGAGAGCAGTTCCGTTGTGTCAAACGCAACCAACGGAATCGAGCCACCTAGAGGATACTTGTCCATTAAGAAGTCGAAGAAGGGTCCACTCAAGCAGATTGTTCCCCAGTATCAAAGTCTTAAGAACAACTATACGTTGCTCTGGGATATGCCTAGCAATCGTGGGTATATTCATATTGTTGCTGTTATGCAAAAGTTCTTTGATCAAGCGATTTCTGGAAACTGGTCCTATAATCCAGAAAATTACCCAGACAATGAAGTTCCTACTTCAGTAATGGCACAGGACCTTTTAACTACATATAAGTACGGCTGGAAAACCAGTTACTATCAAAATACTTATGATCATAAGACTGATGAAGTTGAAGAAACCAAACAGTCTCTTGAAAATTTAATTTCCGATATTCTAGATTCAGAGGAGGAAGATTGTGAGTCTTGTAAGATTTAAAACAGGTTTGGAGGAAAAAGCAGTGGTCGATTCAATGACCGTCTTTAACCCTCAGGAAGTAGATACCAAAAAGCAACCAATGTTTTTTGGACAACCACTAGGAATACAAAGGTATGATTCTTACAAATACCCAATCTTCGATAAACTAACAACACAGCAACTGGGTTACTTCTGGAGACCCGAAGAGGTTTCTCTTCAAAAAGATCGCAGCGACTATCATATGTTGCGCCCAGAGCAAAAGCACATCTTCACCAGCAACCTGAAGTATCAGGTGATGCTGGACTCTGTTCAGGGTCGTGGACCTGGTATGGCATTTGCTCCATACTGTTCACTGCCTGAACTGGAAGCGTGTATGAAGGTATGGGAGTTTATGGAGATGATCCATTCACGTTCATACACTTATATCATCAAGAACGTTTATTCAGACCCATCTGAAGTCTTTGATACAATTCTAAAAGAGGATCGTATTATGGAACGTGCCGTGAGTGTAACTCAGGCATACAACGATTTCATCAATAGTGCTCAGCATTATGGAACTTCTAATGAATGGATTCATGCGTTAGAACAAGTACCATACGCACAAGAGGCAAGGTATGAACTCAAGAGAAAACTATTCAGAGCAGTTGCAAACGTTAATATTCTTGAAGGTATTCGCTTTTACGTCAGCTTCGCTTGTAGTTTTGCGTTTGGCGAGCTCAAGCTTATGGAAGGAAGTGCAAAAATCATCTCACTGATTGCCCGTGATGAGAATCAGCATCTGGTCATCACTCAGAACATTCTAAACAAGTGGAAAGAGGGTGATGACCCCGATATGGCACGTATCTCTAAAGAAGAAGAGCAATGGTTCTACAAGACCTTTGAGAACGCTGTGAATCAGGAGAAACTTTGGGCAGAGTATCTGTTCAAGGATGGTTCGATGATTGGTCTGAATGACAAACTGTTACAGCAGTATGTCGAATGGATTGCAAACCGTAGAATGAAGGCAATTGGACTCAAACCACTTTATGATATTTCTGCGAAGAATAATCCACTTCCTTGGACTGAGCATTGGATTTCTTCTAAGGGTCTTCAAGTGGCACCACAGGAAACCGAAGTTGAATCTTACATTGTTGGAGGAATTAAACAGGATGTCACAAAAGATACCTTCTCAGGATTCCAACTCTAATTGGGATGAAGAGAAACTTTTAGATGCTTATCGAAAGGCAGCAGAATATGATGATTTTCTGTTTGGAGATTTTGATTATTCATATGTTTGGTTAAAAAAGGATGAGGAAAAGGAGGGTCAATGACCCTCTTTTTTATAAATATTTTTAAAGGTAAATTTGCTTAAAATGTCTAGAATTTCTGGTAGTGATATACGTGGTCTTGTGGAAGCTTATGATGATGTTCGGAAAAGTAAAGTAGATAAAATTAGAGAATCATTTTTTTCTTGGATTAGAGAGAGTAATATTCAATACGAAAAAGAAGTAGATATTCAAGAACTTTATTCTTTGTATTTACTTGAAGAACCTACCACTGAGACCCCACCTAAGAAAATTTCTTATGAAGGTGAAAAGGTAAAACCACTAGAAACTACAGGGAACGCCAGTGTTGGAACTGGTAATCCATATAAGGATAAACCAGAAGCAGCAAAACCAGCACCAGCTCCAGTAACTCCAAAACCAGCATCAACCGCTGATTATATGAAGGCAGCAGCTGCTGCTAGAAAGAGTGGAGACCCTGCAGAAATGGCAAAGGTTAGAGATATGGGTCTTGAAATTTGGAGAAAAGCAAATCCAAGACTTGCTGAAGTTGAAAGACTTAGACAGATGCAAAAGGATTCGGGTAAAAGTCCTTCTGATGCAGGATTTAGAGAAAAAACTGTTAATCCTGTAATGTATGGGAAAAAATCAGTAGAAACCTCCCAAAAAGAGAATCCACCAAAAACTGCTCCAACAAAACCAGTAGAAACTCCAACTTCAGCAAAGGCATCACCAGCACCTACCTTAAGTCCAGAACAGCAGAAATTATATAAGCAGGCGTATGAAAATCGCAATAATCCTTTAGCAAAGGGTACAATTAAAGATAAACTTTCTAAAATGACACCAGAACAAAGAGCACAGTTTAAAAAATATGCTGAGGCTCAGGGTCATAGTTCTGATTGGAAAGATTATAATATTTGATAACATAAATATCTAAAAGGGTAGTTTGTAGGCGATGAAGTCGTTTAAAGAGTTTTTGTCAGAAAAAGTAACTACATCTGGAAGAGTTCCAGAGTTTAGAGACCCTATTGAATCTGATATAGAAGATTTTAAACTTGAAAAAAGAACTGTAAGAAAAAGACTTCCTCAAGGTAACACAGGAGTTTATAAACCAAAAGGATCTCCAGAAAAAGCATCTAATCCTGAAGTAGAAGCACGAGCAAGAAGATTTGCTCAGTCTTTTGGTGTTCCAACTGGCGCAGATCCAAAAACTGGAGCACCAACTTATAAACCATTGCAATCTTTAACTAAATTACCAGGATCTAGTGGTGGAAAGCCCCCTAGTCCAGAAGAATATGCTAAAGTTAATGTTGGCGATTTAGAATCAAAAAGACAAGCTAGAACAACTCCTGATAAAAGTGGTGTAGCAAAAGCGACTCCAGAAGGAGTTAAAAACTTTGTAATAAACAGAGAAACTAAAGGGGTTTCTAGACGTTCAGTTCCAGAAATAGAATATCGATCTGCTGAAAAGAAAGCAGAAACAATATCTCAAAATCCTTCTTCTCCTGAATATAAAAAAGTAGAATCGCAAATTAATCAGGAAGTTGGTGGAAGACGAGCAAAGCCAAGTAACGTAACGAAACCACCCACTCCACCTACGCCACCCACTCCACCTACTCCGTCTACTCCCTCCAGATCTACAACAGTAATACGTTCACCTGAACCAGGAACAACTTATGTAACAAATGCACCTGGTGGAACAATAGCAGGAAAAACTCCTGAAGAAGTTGTTAGTAAAGCTGAAACTCAAGCCGATAAGTTAAAAAGGATTTATAATGCACCTTCAGCAGAAAAACCAAAATCAACACCAAAACTAAAACCTCAACCAGCACCAACAAATATTAATTTAGGTGATACTTCTTTACCAAAAACATTAAAAGCACCTAAAGGATCTGATGTAAAAGTATCTACTCCAAAACCAGAGGCATCCACTTCAACCGTTTCCAGAGTTCAAGATATTGTTAAGTCTCAGAGAAGAAGCAGACAGGCAGCAGAGAGATTGATGTCTCAAAAGTTCAAAGCAGGTGGAAAACTTCTTGGTAGAGGTCTTGGTGCTGCAGGCGCTGCTTATGACATTTACACTGGATATAAGGGTGAAAAAGCAAAGGGTTCTGGAACTACAAGAGCCTTACTAAAAGGTCTTACGCAAGCAGTAGGGACTGGTATTGGTGCTGCTGCTGGTGGTTCTGTACTTCCTGTAGTAGGAACTATTGCAGGAGCAACTGCTGGTTCTGCTGCTGCTGGTAAATTATTTGACGTTGCTGCGGGTGAAAACGCTAGAGAAAGAGCAGCGAGAGCTCTTCAGAGAAGACAATCCCAGGCAGGAGAGTATTTTGTTGGTAAGGATGCTACTAAAGTTACTCAAAAAGGTAAAGCAGGATTCGTTTCAACTGGAACTGGTGCAGATAGAAAAACCGCACAACTTGCCTCTACTAAAGTTCTAAAAGATCCAATAACTGGAAAAGAAAAAGTTGGATATTTGGCATTTAAGACCGCACCAACTGGTCAAAAGCAAGCAGTCTATAAGACTGGAGATACATCTCAAGACCTTGCAAAAACCAGTACTAATTGGTTAGAAAGAATTGGTAGAACATATGCTCCTTCACTTTATAGTAAGAGTGATGCTGCAAATGAAAGAAGACAATTAAGTAATGCAAAAGCACAGCAAAACTTAATGAGAACTAAACTTGGAATGGGTTGAGTCTAAATATTAAAGAAGGTCTCATTTAGAAGATGACTGATACTTATCTTTCTGAAAATATAAGTGATATTATTTTAAGAATTTCTTATGCGAAGTCATCGCAGGGACATTCAGCGTCTACAATCATTGAATATTTTAATACTGCAACAATTGATCAAATTGTAGAGGACTATTTTAATGATTTGATCGTTGAGAATAAAGTTTCAGATGATTATATTTTAGAACAAACTAATATTGTATTCGAAGGTATTGGTTCCGCAATTGCTTCTAAACTTGGTATTAATCTTTTTAAAAAGGTATTACCAAGAAGAATTGCTAGTAAATTAAGTGTTGGAAATATTGTTAAAAGGGCAATTCCAGCTGCTGCTTTGACTGCTGGAACTGTTGCTATTTTGAAACCTGATTTGGCAAAAAAAGCAGTAGAAAAAGTTACTGGAACAGTTACTAAAACTATAGATAAAGTTAAAGATAGTACTAGTAACTTAAAAAATTTAATTCCTGATATAAGACCAAAAGATTCAAAAGATACTAAAGATTCTGAAAATTTAAAAGATGGAGAACAAACAACTTCATCTATTAGTGGAATGAGTCCTTTATCGAAACCAGAACCAGAAACAATCTCTTCAAAACAAATTGAAAGAGAGCGTAAATATAATCAAATGAAAATTCAATCTGGAGAATACTCGGCAAGTAAAATGGAAGCATACGACATCGTTTTAGACTACCTCATGTCAGGTGGTCACGCAGAAACAATTGAAGAAGCACATTATATAATGATGGAAATGACTTCAGAAACAATTCAAAATATTGTTGAAGGTGTGATGCCAGAACCAATTGATCCTACTGCTCATAAAGAAGCACAGAGATTGGCAAGACAGCAAGGTAGAATTAGAGCACTAGAAGCAGGCGCTACTACACCTGGTGAACAGCAGGCTGCACAATCTAAACTTAAAGGACCACAACTTCCTGGAGTTTGATTATCTGGTAACTGTTTTCTTAACAGTCATTTGACCTTCAACTACACGGACTTTTGTACCATCTGGCTTTGTAAGTTTTAGGTCAAAGAAATATTTTCCTGGAGTAATTCCTGCGGTTTCTGTATCACTTAAACTTATTTTTACTTTTCCCAACAATCTATTTGTAAAAGTAACAGTAAAATCAGAAGCAGTTGCTCCTGGATATCTACGATATTGTGATGTTCCGCTATATCCCGTCAGATCTAATCGGTCATTGCCGTCTTGATTTTCAAGAACATAAACTTGTTCGAAATCTGTATGAGTATATACCACAATATTTGATACGAAAACTGCCATTATACGTAGTTTATAGTATAAGTATTTATTTTTAGGTTGTTGTAATTCCTGCTCGAACTAAAACATTTCCTTCCAAAACTACATTTTTTACACCAGCAGATGTTGTAGCCACCATATCATACACGTATCTACCTTCTGGTATATTTTGACTGATTGTAGATGCTAAAGATATTATAATTTCTCCATCTGCTGCACTTGTAATTCCTACTGTAAAATCTGCAGTTTTAACAGAAGATTCTGGATGTTTTCTAACATATGAAGACAATCCATATCCAGTTAGATTAATAGTTGCCCCTAAACTATTTGTTAATGTCAGTGGTTGAGAAAAAGTTTCACCAGCATTAATTATAATATTATTGACGTAGACTGTCATTATTATAAGTCTTTATTGAGTATTTATCAACCCCTTGACAAACACTTAAAACGTAAGTAGACTCGCTTTGTCTGGGTTGAAGATAAATAATAGCTCATAAAGATTCTTAGTATGAGTTATGAAAATCCCTGGAGATTCAATGGGGAAATTTTTGAGTCTTCTGATATTCAAGATAATTTTGGTTTTGTATATTTTATATTTACTAGTCAGAATTTTATTTAATCAACTATCCAAACACTACCTTCCTGCAACTTTTGTTTGTATGTTTGGAATCCTATTTTATTTTCTTTCATGTAAGATACTATACTTTCCCAAGTTTTATTTCCGTCTGTCAATTTAATATTTCTAGAAGTTGTTAAAATTTGTTTATGTTTTTTTGTTAAAGTTTTACCGTACATAGGATTTCCTTCACCAGAAAACATCTCACTTAATTTTTGTCTAACTTCTGGTCTTTTTGCTGGATTATTATCTCCCAACATTCTATCTTTTACTAATTCTCTATACTTATCATTTCGTAAAACAACTTCATATATTCCTGTTCTTTCACTTACAAAAAATCTTCCTTCAATATTTGTATTATAATATTCGTCTGTCATTAATACATCTCTTTTGAATTGCTCATAAGTTTCAAAATAAGACATAGATTTTTTATGTGGACATAGGTAAAGTATTTCTCTTAAAAAATTTTCTTTTCCTATTATTTTAATATCTTCTTTTAATTCATCACAAGAACCATAATAATTTTTCCAATCACTTTCTCTTGTTTTTCTACGTCCAGTTTTTTTATCTTTTTGTCTAGTCCAAAAATGTTTTTTTCCAACATACTTTCTTTCAGTTTGTAAATTTGTAATCAAATAAACAAAACCTTCCATATTTTTTGGAACTTCAATAAAGTCTTCTCCGTTATATTTCCATTCCATAAAAATATTTTCTTTCTTGTAAATATTATTTATGGTTGAAAATATTTTCAGTACGTGCTAGACTTTAAAGACCCCTAAACTCTAAATACTATGGTTACTCTTGAAACCACGCTTCAAACAGCACATGATTGGGCAATTGACCGAATTCATATCCTATGTGAAAAAGACTGTATTGAAGATGCCCATGCGATTCAATCTGAATTTAGTGAGTGGTTGAATCCAGAAATTCCAGAACATGATGTGTTTTCATTAGAATACATAGGAGAGGAAAATGACCTTAGACCTTCATAACTTTTTTAAATTTTATGATGAAAAGAATGAAAATCATGTGGCAGCAGTCCAATGGTTAGAAGATAACCTACCTGCCCAATTCTTAGATGACTCA